ACTGCTTCGGAGGAACAGGCGCTGGAGCTAGTGCGCTTACTCTTAGAATTCAAGCACACGACAATGAAGGAACCCCGCAGTTCACAAACAACGGAGGAGCAGGTAAGGATTTCGTCATTCCAACAGGGACCGCCGCTTCACAGTCCGCTGCTTTAAGGAGTATTGTTGGTGGGGCTCTGGATGCTGATAAGGTTGGCGTCTTCGATGATGGTGCCATAGGAACGGGCAGCCTGGGTCTATCTGGAGCAGTTGTTGGCGGCTTCGCGGGATCGGGAGCTTATCTTTCTGTATCTGCCGCTTCGGGTACTTCTTTCTCTGAGGGTGCTGGGGTTTCTGCGCTAAGGGCAGTGTTCGCTCCGAGCGCGGGTGGATCAGACTTTGGGGTGACTGGCCTTTATGCATCTGCCATAAAGGTTTACGGACAAACTTTCGAGAAGACTGGAGCTAACTCTTGTGCTTACAGTGTCGAAAGTCTTTTCCCTGGAACGGGGTACAATGGAGGTGTCAAAACGAATGGAGACACCAGTGGTAACACCATAACTGTCGGTGGCTTAGGTTCTCAAAACTTTAGTGTTGTCGTCAATCAAGATGGTGTTGCTGAAGAAACATTCAAAGGCAGTTTTGTTGGGTCTGGTGTATTCCTTGAGAATGTCATTAACACTGGAGAAACTAACCCAACCTCCGAGATAATCAAAGGCAACCTTGTTAAGGATGGTGTAGACGCTACAGTATCTGAGCTTGCTAGATTCACAGGAACAGCCCAGACACTCTTCGGAGCGCCTACGTTTAATACCACTACAAAACTTCTCCTTGCTGGGCCTACAGAACCTGATGGTGTGGGAGATCCTAGTGTTGAGACTAGAACCTCAACTGAAGGGGGTAGATTCGTAAAGCTTGTACAGTCTGCTGCAACTAACCTTGCTGGAGGAACTAACGGAGACGACTCCGACCAAACAACCTCTCTCATAGGTGATGCCACAGAGGATCCCAAGACGGGTATGCAAGCTCTTGACGATCCGCTTCTTAACATCGGAATAGCTTTAGTTCCTGGAGTGTACACGCAAGCTGTACAGAATGCCTTAATTACTCTCGCTGAGACTACACAAAACTTCTTGGCGCTAGTTGCACCTCCTCTTGCTATCGGCACAGTTCAAAATGCTATCGACTGGAGTAACGGAAAATCCTCCAGCACAGCAGGTTCTAGAACTTCTGCCATCAACAGTTCCTATGCTGCCATCTACTGGCCTCATGTCAAGATTTTCTCGACCTTCGATGGTAAGGATCGTTTCCTAGATCCTACTATCTTTGCGGCTCGTCAGATGGCCTACACCGATGCGGTTGCCGATAGCTGGTTTGCTCCTGCTGGTTTCCGTAGAGGTCGCCTCACTAAGCCCTCAGAGACTGAGGTTAAGCTCAACCAAGGCGATAGAGACAGCCTGTACAGCGGAGGTAACGTAATCAACCCCATCGTTAACTTCCCGCAGCAGGGTATCACTATCTTTGGTCAAAGAACTACTCAAAGAAACCCAACGGCACTCGACCGTATCAATGTCCGCAGACTCATGATCTACATTCGTAAGATCATCCTTCTCTCTACGCAGAGATTTGTCTTCGAGCCTAACGACGAGTTTACTTGGGCGCAGATTGAGGGAGTTCTCAACCCCTTCCTTGATGACATCCGCAGAAGGCGGGGCATCACTGAGTTCCGTGTCGTATGTGACGAGACAGTGAACACTCCAATCAGAGTTGATCGTAACGAACTCTGGACCAAGGTTCTTGTTAAGCCTACCAAGACTGCTGAGATCCTCATCTTTGAAATTAACCTGACGAACCAGTCGGCTCAGTTAGGAAACCTATAAGGAGATAACTAATGGCAACATCTTACTATAAGGAAAAGTACGGAAGAAATTTCACCCCAGGTCAGGGTCTTCCTACCGTGTCCACTGATCTAGATTCCGTCAGGACATATCAGTTCGAGATTCACTTCTTCGGACTGCCTGAGGACATCACAAACTCAACAGATCTTACCCTTGCTGCGAAGCAGGTTGGTGGTCTTTCCATGAAGAACGAAGCTATCACGATTGATCGTGTCAATGATAAGCTTCACTACCCAGGCAAGACCACTCCTGGGGATCTTACGGTTACCTTCGATAACCTTTATCTTAGAGAGACTGCTTCTGATCTGTTCCGCTTCTTCAAGCACACCTATGATCCTGTCACTGGTGAGATGACGAAGAGCGCCCAGCCTGGAGGTCAAGCAGGAGTTACGTTCAAAGCAGACAAAGTTGAAATTGTAATGCTGGACAACACCTTAACTCCTCACTCCACCATCGAGCTTTACGGAGTGTATCCATCTTCTTGGGAAGCTTCTGAGTTTAATTATGCTCAGAGCCAGTTCCACACGCTTACGGTTACCTTCAAGTACGACTTCATGAACGTCTACAACTACTCAAACCCCTCCTGATCAAGGAAAATTAGTAGGTTTTTAGCCCCGTCCTTTACCTGTGTGGGCGGGGCTATTTTTTTCATCTATTATAAGGTATGGATTATTTCTCAGAACTACTGGAGAGCTATGGTAAGCTCAAGAAGAGGACCTATAAGCTTACATATATCACTGAGCAGGTAGGCAATCCTGAAGCGGAACTTATTAACATACTTAAAAATGCTCCCGAAGGAGATGAAGCTCCCATAACAGGCACCCCTTATCCCGCACTAGAAAAGTTTAAGTATAACAAATCTAAAGGTGAGGATGACGGTGTTAATGTTAATGGAAGTATCGGGGGTAGACCATTTACTGTTCAGATCTTAAAAGATGGTAGGTTTAATGACGAAGGTTCCGCTCCTGAGATGAAAGATGCCTTGCTAAAGGCAATGGCGGGAGAGGCTCCAGACCCTACACCAGCAGATCAAGCGGCTCAAACCATGGCTGATCAAGCCGCCGCGAGAGAGCAATTTTTAGCTACAAGGACGGGGCAGTTTGTAGACCAAGGGTACTCCATAAATCCAGATGATGAAGTTAACATCAATGCTGGTATGATTTCACTACAGAAAACTCAGGAAGCACTAGAGGGTTACTGTCAGAAATGGGATCCCAATCGACTAGGCACCAGCATCAAGTGGTGTAAAAGCCAAAAGACCTTTATCACAGGATCCTCAAAATCTTCCATGACCTGGAAAATTGCTAACGGAACTAGTATAAGTGACCCTCCTGATGAGAGGGAACAACCCCTTCCCGCAGGTCTAATTAACGATGCTCTTAAAAGTAATAACATTCTGCTATCCTTCATTACAGATCCCCCTAATGATGACAACAAAGAAGAGCGTTGTGCTGAGTTAAAAAACAGAGTTGGATCTAGAGGAAAGGGTAGGCTTGTTCTTTTTGGAGAAGATATAGATGAAGCAACGGGAAGACCTTCTGATGGTATCGTGGTAAACGTCACAAACAGTGCTTATCTGTATCAAGACGCCTTCGGTGCTGCCGAAAAAAGCTGTGGAGAATCTTTCAAGCCTACTGCTTTAGGCTCCGCTTCCACCAACAACAAAGCACTAAACACCATCCGAGGAACGGTTAATGAGAAGGCTCTTCAGTTAGCAGTTCGATTAAACAGAAAAGATATAACTCCAGAAGAGAGGCGAGAAGCGTTCAAAGATATTGCTTCTTACATCTTGGAGAAGCAGACAGCATTAAGAGAGTTCGCTCAACAGACGCTTTCTGAAGGAGCGGATCCTCCTGCCAAGGATCTAGGAATGGCTGATGAAGAGGAGATTTTAATGGAACAGTTTGAGATGTCTAAGAGTGATGAGCTTATTAGATATACATTGGAGGTTGTAAGAAAGCACCAAGAGTTTGTTAAGTTCATGGGCGCTGATGATTCTTACGATTACGCGAAAGGCGGTGGTACGGGTGCCAGAGCAGATAGTGTTCTTTTATATAACTCTGAGGAGGACGCTTTCGCTGCCGCTGAACGTGCTGGATTGAATCCAAAGAAGGCCGTTACCTTAAATAAAGAGAAGGGTATGTTTGAAATAGGTATCGGTCAGAAGGATAAGAAGGACGGTATTGGATCTGTAAAAATGGGTGAGTTCAACTCTACTGATAGACGTAGAGGCGTAGTCAGGGGAGAGCTTGCAGACGACAAGATTGGAAAAGACTTCTATAAGTGGGCCGACGACCTTCAGTTCGGAGGAGGTGCTGCGGGTCAAGAAAGAAGACAGGCAATGCTGGACTTTGAGGATGAGCTAGAGTCCGAAGTGGCTAACCTTGGATCTAAGATTAGAAATGGAATAATCTACAATGGAGACGAAGGAATTACTAGAGTATCTCCAAGAGAAATTCTTTCCATGATGTCGAAGGTTGTTGTAAAGTCTCTAGGGTTTAAAGGAAAAACATCTGAGGACACTAGAGAGATGGGCAATGCCTTCGTAGGCAAAATTGATTTCAACGATAAGTCTGAAATTAATAAGAGAGCGGAGCTAATGGAGAGGAAGGCCAGAGTAAAAAAGGTTTCCGACGCTCTCAAAGACCCTGAGAGACAACAAGCCGCTAAAGATTGGGTGATTAGAAACGCCATGATGACTGGTGGAAACCAGCGGGACATTCTACAGCTAGTAACTTCTTACAATGAAAACAGATCTGTGGCTGTTAATCACAACAAGTTTTTTGACATGCTTAATGATTCAAGCAGTGATGTAAACATAGAGCCTAGCAGATCAGGAAGCTCCTTCGTTATTACTGTCGATGGTCTAGAGGCTACTCTAGGGTTTGAAGGAACTAGTACGACTAATGGCAGGGAGACTAGAACTGCATTCAACCTGTCTAAGGGAGCGGTTCTTAGTCCTAAGATGGGTCAAGGATTTACTACCCCACCTGTTAAGAAGTCTAAGAATAAAGAGGAGAGCACCTTATATAACTTCATTGAGAAGCAGGTTAAGCTCCTAGAAGGTTTGATCAATCAAGCCAAATGATATCTTCTTCCTTCAATAGGTCATCGAATAGATATATTTTATAATATATATTATCTTTATGTATTTCTATATACTTATTAGTATTTAATATACTTATATTAGAGGGGATGACGGCGAGGGTTTTTTGTCTATCTTGTTTAAATATCAACATCGGGAACTTTCCACACTTATCAGCATCCTTTTGGCACTGATCTATAAATCCCCAGAAGTTTGAACTATAATTGTACAGGCTGTAGATGCTTTCGTCATTGTAGCCTTTCTTACATTCTATACAGAACTTGAAGTTTTGAGGGGTGATCAGGTCTCCATATATCTTGAGATGATCTGGGAGGCTGTGTGTAGTGGCAAATGCTCCTGACCCAGGGGTCCTAGAAAACTCGCTAGTGTTGAAGCGTTCGTTAAGTATTTTAGCTATCTGCCTTTCAAAGGTGGAGCCTTTGGCTCTACTGTTAACTTTCTTCTTCTTCTTGTTCAACTTAGAAATATCGTAATTATCTTTCATAACCCCTTGCTCAGACTATAATAGTGCAATGGACACCAAGCCTGAAAATATCAAACTTAACGTAGAAAACTGGAAGATCCGCGTAGATGAGCGGAGCAGGAACAGAATGAAAATTCAACTCAAACTATCAAAAGATGAGGCCCTCGGCTACAAGCATTTCGCTGAGGTCTGCAAGCCTGGAGAAGTCTCGGACGCAGACTTCATGAAGATTGTATTCTTCACGGGCATGGAAGCACTGAACCAGCAGATCGTGAAGCAGGTTCAAGAGTATGCTCTGAACAATAAAGAAGAGCTTGCCGCATCAGGCATCACAGTAATCCAAGGCGAGGACGGGGTATCCCTATCCGATTCAAATGCTGTGGAAGCTGACTGATGTACAACCTAAAATTTTTATCTAAAGAGAATGATCTAAACAAGATCATCAAATCTCACAAGAAAGAGCGCGGTAGCCTAAGTATTTTGTTCATCTCTTTGTGGGATGAGTGGTGTCAAAACTTAGTCGATGATCTTAAAAAACGCTACGACGGCGTAGAGAAGGGCCAGCCACTCTATATTGTCGATAGCTTTTATATGCCTCACAGCTTTGTGATCTACAATACCACTAAGCTACCACACCTTGTGCATCTGAACAATAGGGGAGTTCATTCGGAGGATTACCTACCGATGATCTACAACACCCTTCTTCCAGACAAGAAGAAAAAGAAGACTAAATGAGTCTGTCCTTATTTCTTTCTATGTAGTTATCTATTTTCTGATTGTACTTCCTTTCTTTTGTGTAAAGCAGTTTCAGATTGTTTACGATAACTGTTGTAAAGTAATTAAAAGCCGTGCCTTTGCGCGGCTTAAAGTTTTTTACGGTCCTCAGTACCAGCGTGAAGCATTCTTGTTTGGCATCATCCGAGTCCACGTTAAACTTGAAGGTAGCCAGGATGTTGTTTATGAGAACGTCGAATAAACATACTAGCTCTTCTTCGTGATTTTCTGGGTCATTCTGGTATGATAGTATGATTCTTTCGAACTCCTCGTTATCTATGTAATGCTTCTTCATACACTATAATAGCCATGTTTAATCTAGATGACCTGTATCAGGGGCATAAACCCTTGGGTGACAATCCCTTGTGCGCGGGATGCACTATCCTTGAGCAGTCCAAGCCATGCCACTCAGTCATGGATTACGAGAGTTTGGAGGAGTGCAACGTACTCTTTCTTTCTGATTCAGTGCGCCCTCATACCAGACACTCGCCCTTTCCTGTAACATCTTTCGGAAAGGCAGAGTTGCGCCTACTCAAGGAGAGTTACCCTGAGAAGTTTGTCACGGCGGCTTCCGTCAAGTGCCCTTCAGTTAAGGAGGGTGACATGACACCAAACAACATGAACCTGTGTCGCCAGCACCTTGAGGCTACGATTGATAAGGTTAAGCCTAAGCTAATCTTTACCTGTGGCAACCTGCCCATGAAGATGCTTCTTAAGAAGAGTGGCATCACGACTAAGCGTGGTAAATCCTTTGAGTATAGCACCGAGGCGGGCCATCAATGCATTGTGGTTCCCATCTTTCACCCGTGGGCGTGCATCAAGGAGCCTCGACACCTAGCTCTATTTAAGAAGGACATTCAGAATGCATACGAGAAGTACATCCTGTGTAAGGACTCTTCTGGGGACTTCAAGTACAAGGTTCT